GTTGTACTGATTAACACCTGCTTTTATCCATGCCGGCAACATTTCGTATGCGTAACGCACCCTTGACATGATATCAGACGCACCCGCGTACTTGTGTGCCGCGATCAATATCTGTGAATCTGGTTTGAACATAGCATACCAAATCAAGTAACCTGATGCACAGGTTGTCTTACCTGTCTGCCTCGGTAGCATTGAAATACTGAATCTATGATTGTTGTAGGCTTCGATCAAACGTTCTTGGTATGGGAAAGGTTGGAAAGGCATCTCACCTTTTGTGGGGTGTTGTATCTTCATGAATTGTTTCATAAAGTACAGTGGACCAGTTTTCTCGTCCATACACTTCTCGAGTTGTTCTACCTGCTCTTTAGTGTATTTGTGCTTCTTATTGGCCTTTTTAATTTGGTCGCTGTCTAGTGATACGTATGCCATAGTAAATGTATTTACGTGTGTTCAGGCGTGGGTTATGCGTTCTTTTTTGCCATTTTGGTAGCAGTGGCGTACATAACAGCCTCAGCATCCTTGCCGTACCTTTTCTTGAAATCCTTCTTGGACTTCTTCATACCTTTAACGTATTTTTCTTTGGTATTAGTCTCGGACTTGGATAGTGGACGTTCCGCTAGTCTTTTTTTTTAGCGTCTTTGGCCGCTTTACTGTAACTTTCCTTGAAACTCTCGTATTGAGTCCTAAGGCTGTTTGCTAGATCCTCGGCTGTAATCGTGTCTTCTTTGGCAACTGCCATGGCATTATCGCCTGGCTGAGCTTTTGGAAACGCTTGTTTGTTTCTGTTAAGACCACCCGAGTGTACATTGACAAGTGTGTCCACGTCTGAAACCTTTTCTTGAGGTTCATTTGCGAAAGTCTCTTCTTGTTTTTCATCTTCAGGTTTCTTTACGATGTCTCTCATTCTAGCCATGTCCATTGAACCTGCCGCATCGTCTGGATTCATTTCTGGTTCGTCTTTTGGCTCGTCGTCCTGTGCGCCGATCATTTTTGCATCCACTGGTTGCACACCTGCAAGTTTTAGAATCTGCATCATCATGCCTGCTTCTTCTGGTGTGTCTGTTGAAATTTGGATCGCTTCGTTCACTGATTCTTTTTTCATTTCTTTGTCTTTGATCGCTTTCTTCATTGGCTCTTTCTTGTTACCGTCCTTGTCCATGTCTAGGAAATCTGGCTTGGCCTTGCTCTCACTTGCGATGCCGTCTCCGTCTTCCTCTGAACCATTAATGGCATCATAGAAACCTTTTAGGCTCTCGCCATGTTTCTTTAAAAATTCTTCTCTTGAAAGTTTTTCCGCTTCGTCGTGTAGGTAGTCTTTCATTCCACCTTCGGTGACTGCTTTTGGATTTGTCCTCTCTACGTTGTCCACAGCGTCCTTCACTAATTCTGGTTTAGTTTCTGCAATCTCTTGTAATCTCTTTAACACATCGATCATTTCCATAATTATTTTCCTTTTGCTGGGTGCGGGTTACCTTTTACTGGACCATCATGTGCCGCTTTCAACATTGACGGTTTAGATTCTTCTTCGTTGCTTTGTGTGTCTTGAACTTTGTTGTCTGTGCCTTTTTCAACTTCGTATTTGACATCTCTATCTTTCAATAATTCTTTCAAAAGGCCCATGTTGGCTTTGGTTGAATGGAAATCTTCTGCGTTCACTTTTGGTGCATCTTTGTATTCGATGTCATGTAGTTTGTTAGCGTATTCTGACTTCTTGGCAACTTGCATCTGATCTTGATATTCTTCTGTTGGCTCATTTGGTTTTCTCACTACAATGTGTGTATGTGGTATTCTTAATATGTCGGAAAGATATTCTTTCATCTCTCTGCTTGTTGTTGGATAATTCGTTGTAACATCAAATATGGTCACTTGTTCATTGCTTAAGGCAGGAAAATCAAGTGGTTGCGTCATGATAGGTGTAGTTTTGCCTGCTGACATGGAAGCAAGGTCAAATTTTTGAAGTGCTGACTCTAAAGCATTCTTATCAATGTCGTTAGATGCGCCTACTATCTTAATTTTATAGTCATATGACTTCGTTGATTCGGCTAGATACTGTGTGAATGTGCTCATACGCAATATTTAGCCTTTTTTCAGCAGTTTCTTCATTAATTCATTACGGTCTGATATAACAAAACCGTCGCTTTCTTCTACAGGACCCCCGTCTTTGTTGCCCTGATCTAACTTCTGCTTTTTGAGTTGCAATTCTATCATTTTGAGCTTCTTATCTATCTTACTGCCCTTGGCATCTATGGCATTCCTTAGGAAATTACCCGCAACTTCAAAGATCCTTCCCGAGTATCTTGAATCAACGTTCATGCCCAAATCCATTAGATTCTTATAACTCTCTTCGGCTTCGACGGCCAGTTTGTCCAGTTCTAGGTCTGACAGTTCACCTAATCCTTTTACCTGTGGCAGTGCGGCCGCTACTTTATCAAACTCGGCGTAACTCTTTTGCAGATTCTTTGCTGTCTGAGGATCAACATTCTTCATGACTTCTTTGGTCTGGTCTCTGTTGGCTCGTGCTTGTTCTTTTTTATCTACTTCTTTGAATGCTTCCTTGACGTTTGGTAAATTCAATATATCTTCAAGTTTTTTTGTCATTGTTTTACTTACTTACGTTTTCCTTGATGGAATAACTGCTCTTCTGATACCACGCGGAAGCCAATCCTACGCTGTTTAGCGTAAGCACCTGCGGCCTCCCACTTGGCATGATTGATCACCACTTGTTTTTTCTTGCCAAGGCTCTTGCCCGCGGACTCCATTGTTGTCTGTGACATTGGTTTCACTTCAATCATCTCCGCATGTTTCTTGCCGTTCTTGTCCACGTACACTATGAAAAAATCTGGAACATACACAGTGTACTTGCCAGTGAATGGATGTCTATACGGAATTTTTATGGATTCAGAAGCCCATTGGTACACGTTTGGATGCTCATCACAAAGTCTCATAAAGGCGTGTTCCCAACTAGATCTATACGTTGGTGTTTTGGTCCCTACATATTTCTCGCCATTCTTTGGAGAAAATTTTCCTCTTGCAAATCTTGGTAACATTAGTCTAGAATATTTCTAGATACAGTCTCTTTTGTGGTAAGTGTTTGTCGAACACCCAACCTACTTGATTTGTATCTGTTAGCATTTAATATAATTGTCGTAAGTTCAGATAGCAATGCCGGATCGGCATAGGTCAGTTTGTCTAATATTTGCTGTGGTCGAATGTTGTCTATTTTGGCCTGTGACAGGATCACGTAAGCAGTTGATTCCGCCGCTGTCCTGGTGAAACCCCTTTTCACAAAAAATCCAATGGTGCTGTCATAATCTCCCGCGGCGAATTGATAGTCTGTTTCGTAATTTGTCGTGGTCAATTTTTCTATCGTTTTGTCTAGATCGTCTTTTTCTTTTGGTGGTAGGTTTGTATAAAATTCTGCCATTATAATGCCGCCTTCTCTATTGCGACAGAAACATCTTGTGTTGTCCTGTCAATTTTTACATATCCTTCTGTGATCAATTTCCTTATGTCGGTTATTGCTTTGTTTCTGTAAACTCTTTTTGTTGTTGCACTGGAACCTGCATATTCGATATCAGACTCGGCCACGGTTAGATCTTTTCGTGATCCTATGTCCTTGTAGTATATTCCTGCCGCTATCTCGTCCTTTATTGTTTCATCGTTTGATATGAGGTTAAATGATTCTTCGGCCGTCAAGTATGTCACAGTGTCTAGACTTGGACTAGAGATCACATTGGTGTTTTGCTTGTTCTTCTGGTCAGCGTTGCTTTTTGCAACGGCCAACACTGTGCCCGCCGCGACTGCCGCCCCCACATTGAACGAGCCGATTGGATTGGTTATGGTGCCCGCCTGCTTGCCGACTTCTAGCACTCCTTCTTTAGCAATGCCCTTCAGTTCTTCCTTGACATCTGCTTTTTTAATTTTCTTTGCATTGTTATAGGTGTTTGACGCTGATAGTATCGCTCCAAGAATATTTCCTGTCTCAACATTCTTTATCACTGAACCAATACCGTCCACAACACCGCCTGGACCAAAGATACTGTTTGTACCACCTCCCAACACGGTCAATGGAGACGGCTCTTTGTCATAGTGTATTGTGGCGAATCCCGGAACGTTGTTTGTGTTTCCCTTTTTTATCAATCCTGACTTGTAAATCACGGTCTCGTAAAATATCTGCATGGTATTCTGTAATACGCCGGCGCCGTCTGCTTGATCTAGATTGTCATGGCTGAAAGATCCTATCACGGGATTGACCAATGTCATGGAAGTGAATCTCTTTTTGTGTAGGACGAATATTTCTATGCCCCTGAGATATGGCTTCTTCTTTTCTTTTGGTGTGTCTAGACCGAATTTGTTTATTCTTTTTCTTTGTTCAATCGCATCGTAATAATCGTCTTTTGTGCTAGATATCAATGCGTCAGAATGTTGGATCTCTATTGAATCTGCTATATTGTACTCATAATATTTTTTCCAAAATGCATTCACCGTGTCGGCATGATCGTCATGGAATGTGATGTTGACTGGTTCGTACTGTATCCTGGTGGCCGCATACATTTTTTTATTGTATTGGATCTTTTCTTCAAGGTTCATTCCATATTTGGGCAGGTCAGCACTTTTGACCAACATGTTGAGTTCCATTCTTTCATGTGGATTGAATCCATTTACAAACAGTGATTCGTCTAGTTGGAATACCACATGGAACAGGAATTTCTGTTTCGGCATCAACTTGTAGTTGTCGTCTAAGTACAATCTTGATGCGTGGCGGTAGTCCTTCATTCCCGGAAGACCGTCTTGGAAACCTTTTAAGAAGTTGTTAATGCTTGGCATATGCGTATTTATGGCCACAAAAAAAGCGCCATATAAAGGCGCTTTTGATGTTTATAATTGCTAACTTAATTTGTATTAACCACCAGTACTTAGAGTACCAATCGTTCTCGCAACTGCTGTTCCAATTCCTGTTCCTGTTGGAGTTTGGATAGCGTTGTCGTATCTAACTGATAAAGTGATTGTCGCTGGATCTGATGTAGCATACGCCAACGTGTTGTAGTTCACGTTCTCAACATATGCACCATATAATTCAAATGTTTCTAGAACATTTGGTGCGCTCGATCCGTTACCACCATCAAGCATCTCAATCCTTGCGGTGAATTTGTAGTCGATACCAGACGCCGCACTTGCTTGTTCAAAGAAGTCGAACTGTTTCTGGATCTGCTCACCAACCAATTTAGTCACTGAGTTGTTTACGTCGTCTCTTAGGTTTATTGTTATTGGATCCCAAGTGTGTTTGCCTGCTACATAAACTTTTGAGTTGTAAACATCTAGTGTAACATTGTCAAAAGTCAAGTTTGGTCTTGTGATATCTATTACTTGTTTTGTAAGTTCTGATCTCGGTGTTGATACTCCAAAATTCTCCAGGATCGCTCTAAAACGATACTGTAGTTTTGGCATCAATAAACCTTGTGATGTCGAACTCTGATCGTTTGCTAAAGGTACTGTGAATTTTGATAAAGTTGATATTGCCATTTGTTTCTCCTATCTATTTATTCCAAAATTAGTTCCCTAAATTTGCAATCTCTCCTGTGTTTTTGATTCTCAACGGTATGTAAATAAATTCAACCGATTTCACTGGTTCGATTGCTATATCCACGTACAGTTCATTTCTATCAATCCTTGTAGGTGTGTTGTTTGTGTCATCACACACAACTAGGAAGTCGAATAACGCTCTCTGACCAACAAGCTCTAACAAGAATGATTCAACTGCTTGTTTGATTTCATTCCTTGTCAGTTCATCGTTTGGTTCAAAGATAAATGGTTTAGCAAGAGCATCTAATTGTGTTCTTAGATACACTGCTAATCTCGAAACGTTTATTCTGTCTAAGGCCGAACTTGCTGTTGTCTTAGTCAAGTTACCAAAGTTCACAATTCCTGCTCCTGAGAAGAAAGTGATTGGATTCACTTTCACTTCATGCATCGAATCTCTGACCGATTCGGTAACAGATATGGTTTCGAATTCTCCAGTACTTGCGTTGATGTAACCAACTGATGTTGCATTGTCGACCACACCTCTTCTAGTACCTGCTGGTGCGAACCATGGGAAAGCAACATTGTCGTTGTTTGCCAAAGTTCTCATGATCATGTGACTTGGCGGAACAACAATTGATTTGCCTCCATTGTCTGTGGTTGCACCCGATGGGTAGAACACGCCCAAGTAATCACTTGAACTCACTAGACCATCCTCGCCGTTGTCTGTTACACCGGCTGTGTTGTTCGCCCAGTTTTGGATCGCAGTTGACGTTCCTTCTAGTCTGAAAGGTGTGTCACCCACAACAAACGCTGTGTTGTTTCTGTCTGTGTTCAAATTAATCATGTTCTGAATCACTTCTGGATAACCAGGACAAGCAATCACGTTGTAACCTCTTTGGTCTTCTCTGATCGCTTGGTTTGTGTCTATCTCAGACTTGATCTGTGCAACGATGACTTTTCTCTGTGCCTTCCTACCGAATGTGCCAGAGCCGTCCGCATTGTTGCCAGATTTGGTCACCCATCTGTCTGGGTAGTAACCAGCAACCGATTCATTATTGAATCTTACGTTACCCAATCCTGATGAACCCGAGCCAGGATAAGCATTTGTCGTAATGTAACTGTTTTTGTATTCTTTCACGTTGTAACCGCTTCTTCTAGTGTTCCACAGCAAGATACCTTGAGGGTAAAGTGCTGGATTTGGAGCATCTGGATCTAAGAAGTTGTCACTTAAAAGATTCTTGATTGTAGAAGCAGTGCCCGCCTGTGTGCTGTTGTTGGCGTTCTTGTCTGTAGAAGTGTGCCATCTAGCATCAGCGAAAACAATACCGTCTTCTGTTGTCTGATCTGCCTTGTCAACAAGTTCCCAAGCCGCACCTGATGTTGTTACTGCCACTTGGTTTGCTGTGTTTGTTGAACTTAATGTTGCAGATGTGTTGTATTTGTAGATTTTTGGATAGTTCTCAAGGTCGCTTGTGTCAATCCATAAGTCGTTAGTTACAAGTGCAGTACCATCTGACTGTGTAGTTGGTGCTGATGCACTGAACTGTGGACCATTTGGATCAGTAGAACTGTATTGGTTCTTGTAGCCAATCCAAGTCGTTCCGTTGTGAACCATTATGTCTGCTTCGTCGATCTTTGTGTCATACCATAATGTGCCGTCTGCAGGCTCATTAGTTGGTGCACTTGTAGAAGCAGTGTAACTTAATCTCTTCCAGTTACTTGCCATAACCTCGTTACCCACAGTTGAGTCTTCTGAATCACCTGTTGGTGTCACATACAAGTTGTCAATCAAAGTTGCACTGTTTGCCGTGTACGTTCCGTAAGCGTGTGCATTTGATATTCCAAAACCAGCATCATCAAGTGGAGTACCTGATGTGTTGTTCATTCTAAAATCACCACCCAAAGCGTGTGTGATTTTGATTGCACCTGCGTATTCACCTGAACCTATTACTTCTGCTGTCAAGTTTGTGAAGCCTGCCGCCGCGAATGCAGTCACAAAGTCGTCTGCATCGGCCAATGTTGAGCCATCACCGGATTGTATAGTAACTGTTTTTGCCGTGTCTAGGGCTTCTTGGTTCTTGATTGATTCTCTTACTGTGAAAGTTTCGTTGTGTGTGAAACTTGGGTAAGTTGTTTTTGATGATATCACTGTTGCTCCACCTTCGTATCTGAACAATTGGAAGTCACCTACGTTTGGAGACGTGTCTTGCTGTCCTGCACCGATGTCTTGCTCAGTGATGTTGAATTGTGTGTATAGGTCACCAACTGATAATCCTGTACCACCGTTTGCTGGATCTAGGTTGTAGATCGCACTGTTGTGTGAAGCATAAAGTGGTGATGATACCGTTGAGAAACTAGCACTTGATGAACTGTAAAGTTTAGCAACAATGTTTGCACCTGAATTTGCATTAGTTGTTTTAAACCAAACAGAACCATTTGGTCTGTCTTCGTCTGCTGTTTTCCAAGTTGGCCTACTAGTGTGTGCCGCTTGTAAGAATTTCACACCGTTTTTAACACCTGCTGTGATTCCTAATGAAGCCAAAGTACCTGTGCCTTCTTCGAATCTGATTGTGTTGAAACCTTGTGTTGAATCACCAAAGCCTAGACCGTTATGGAATATTTCTAAATTTCCTGTTGTAGCGTTTACGCTCGCTGACACACCTGGAACATTCGCACTTGTGAACGCCGCGGCAACATCTGACAGAGCAGTGCCGGCCGGTTGTACAGTAACTCCATTTACGCTCATGTTTTGTCCTGATGTAACAGTTGTTCCTGAAGCCACTGTCAAGAATGGTAAAGATAAGTGCCAAGCACTTGATCCCAATTGTACCCAAGTGTTGCTTGATGTTTTCTTGTAGATCTTGTTTGAAACGTGTGTTGTGTTGATAGCGTAGTCACCCTGTGATCCTATTGATGTTTTAGGAGCACCTGTTGATACGTTACCTACCAGGTCAGTAACTGCTGTGATCAACGTTGGTGTTTTTGCTGTGAATTTTTGATCTGTTTTTGACCACTCAAATATTCCATAACTGCTTGATGCAAGGTCAAACCAGTATGTTCCATCTGTTGGATTTGCTGTTGGTGCCGATGCACTTCCGATCAATTCTGAAGTGTCCACATTTGCTCTTAAAACGTATGCTCTGTTGGCTATACCTAAAAATGAGTATGCGGCTTGTAGACCATATTCGTTCAATTCATAACCGTGTAATGAATTTCCCGCTGTGTCTTGATAAAATTTCGGATCTCCAAACGTTTCTGTTAATTCCCTTTGTGACGAGATCAAGTATGCAGTGTTGGCGTTAGCAGTCTGTGTTCCTGCCGCTGTGCCGTCTCCCGCACCGTTGTTCTTGTCCTGTGATGATGCTACTATGAAAAGAGGTGTTGTACCCGCATCTGATGGTACGTAAAAACTCTCGTTTATTACTGAAACCTCTACTCCTGGTGATGTTAATGCCATTTTACGTTGTCTCCTTGCAAGTTATACGTATACTAGAACTATTTATTAGATCGTATGGTTTTTACGACAAAACTTACCAAATTTTGGTGCCTATATAGGCGACGTAAATACAGTCATGCAACACACCACCAGACCTTTATGTAAACAGTGTATGAGCAAGCCTAGGGCGTATGCCTATAGGAGGAATGGTCGCGTCTACTGGCGAAGCCTGTGTGACACGTGCAGTAGGAAACGCAAAGGTAAGCGTGTTGGGGGCGTTACCCCGTTGCAGAGGTCTGGCTATAAAAAGAGGAAGAAGTGTGAACTTTGTGGATTCAGGGCACAAGACAGCGTACAGTTGGACGTGCTATTTGTCGATGGAAATCTAAAGAATACAAGTCCGTTGAACTTAAAAACTGTTTGCGCCAATTGCCAACGGCTTGGTACCGTTCGTAGGCTTGGTTGGCGAATGGGTGATCTTGTTGCTGACGATTAGGTCGTCAATTTTCGCATACAAATCATCGATTGTGCCGTCGTTTTCTATGATGTGATCAAACTCAGATCTTGCCCAAACGTATTCCGACGAATGCACACCCGTTGGCTGTATGTTTCCTTCAACGTAATTCGTAAACCATTCTGGATCGGCACCTTTCTTTACACGTATGATCTTGCCACCACGTGCTCTTATCTGATCAACTTCATTGGGGAACCTAGTGTCTGATATCACTGTTGGTTTGCCATCGTATCTGCCTAGGCAACTGTCCACCCATATTGCATCATACATCTGACCTCGCATGACTTCAGTGCCGAAGTATTGTAAAACCCACCTAGGGGTAACATCCTTTCCAAACTGCCTGCTCCAGAAAGCGTCTGGCTGTTCACGCCATTCTCTGCTTTGCTTGGTGTTTCCTTCTAGCATGTCCCTGTCCCAATTGAACATGGCCGCTACTGCGTCCTTTAGACTCTTTGCAAAACTGTCTCTCCTGTAGCCATGCTTGTCAACAAGTCTTTGTGCGGCGGTATCTTTTCCAGAACCTATAAGTCCTACTATTCCTATCAGCATCTATTGATTATACTATTTTTTTAGACGTCTTTCAATCTCTTTTTTGGCCTCTTTTACTGTGGCAAGTACGGTTCTACGGAAATCTTTTTTGCCTTTTTTCAGTGCCAACAGACTTACATTTTCCAAATCTGTTACCACAACTTCTAATTCATCTAATGTAAGATCAGAATAATTCTTGTAGTTGGAGTTTGTCATGACAACGATATTTAATTTTGAGTGCTTGGTTATTAACCGATAACAAAACTGTGAGGAGTTCCGCCTTCTTGGAAGTTGCCTATCTCTTGGTCAAGACGTTCCATCTCGGCGTTGCCTTCGTTCTTGAGCGCATCACCATTCAGTGTGGTGCCTCCCTGTGGTCCTGCTATGGTGTTGAACTTGCCCCTGGCCTCGCCTAACATCACTTTGCAAACAGCAAGTGTGTAATCTCTGATCCAAGGCTTGGCATAGATGTCTTTGAACAATGTGATGTCAGGTCTGTAATTGTCCGTGTGCATCAGGATTGTCTCGTCATCTGCTCTTGGTCTCTGTGTGATTGTAAGTTTTTTTGTTGCAACGTCAAAGTGGAACTGTATGAAACTTCCAAACAATTTGCCCACTAGTTCTTGATAACTTGCGAATGCGTAATAGGTCGCCAATCCACCTGTTGCACCAGCACGTAAAAGATATGTGTTTGTGTATGCCAAGTTGAACGGTTCAAACAAAGTACCTCCCTCGCCACCTTCTGTACGCGAACCTACCGTTCTCCTGTTGAGATTCCTTACATTTATTACTTCGTCTGGCAGAATGTATGAGTTCTGATTTTTCTTCAGTGTCAAAAAAGCATATGATTCTTCT